TTGATGTGTGATTGATGATTTGTTGATGTACAAGCGATCCAACCTAGTATATTATCGTACTAATTAGTACGATAATATACTAGGTTGGATCGCTTGTACATCAACAAATCATCAATCACACATCAATCGACGACCCACCAATAGGCGCAGCACCACTCGGCGTTGCGCCTATCGAAGGGTCATCTGGCTGGAAGGGTTGGTTACCCTACATTTGTGATATGCGGTCGACAAAAGTTACTTTAGGAAAGTCAAACAACGTATGATCAACTGGAAACTTCTCATATGTTGCCTCATCAATTGTCAACCCTTTCTTTAACCATTTCGCTACCTTATCCATTTCCTTAAGCGACATCTTCTTCTTTGTCTGCACTGTAACAACTACTGTAAATTCTGACTCTGCCATAACGCACCTCCTATAAATTGTAATGCCACAACCACTACGGCTGTGACATTATGATTATACAATATTTAGATGGAGATGTACATACACTCCTGCATCGTGTGACAATTTTTGTCAGTCACTACTTATAAGTTGGTCAGCTTCCTCTTTAGAGATTCTTTTGGCGTGAAGGTATGGACGGTCAGCATTAGTTAATAGTTCAATCATTGCATCACCATCACCCATACATTCTACATAACAACCACTATACATAAACTCTGAAGCATGTCCAACCTTTAACAATGTATCCATCGCATCTTTAAGTTGGTCTCTTGTTTTATCAGACCCATCCATTGCTTTCATAGCATACCAATTCTTGATGTCATCACTATCATGGGCTTTGTCATCTCTATAGTATCTAAATCGATACTTTCCTTCCCATGGACCTTTTGATGTTTTCCATACGACTGCAAGGAAATCACCATTATAAAACGAGCCTGTCCAAAAACCAAGATAAAAATTTTCTTTTAGAATTTCTATCATCATTTCCCTCTCAATTCTGGTTGCTTATATGATTTGTCAAATGCTTTGTAAATGCTTGCTTCAGTTCGAGATGCAATCACTTCACCTTTCTCATTCTTCAAACCATATTGATCGAGATGCCAACCTTTAGTTTTTGCTTTACGACGATAAGCAATCGCATAACTTGCTGGTCCAGTCAGAAAGAATAACATTGCACCCCAGTAAAAGGGCATTGCAAAGTAAATGTTAAACCGCATACCTCTATAATCTACATCTAACTTCTTCTTACCGCCTCTCACCTTCTCCACACTCTTACATCGAGCAAATGCCTTCTCAATAGTTACTAACGGTGCTGCTGTGATAATGTCTACATCCCCAATCATCTCTTCCTTACGTCGTAAGGAACCTGCAATCACATACTCGTTCTCTACAAATTTACTAGTGAAGTCATATGCGATTGATAGAGCTTTCTTGTATGGTTGCTTCATTTGACCTCCTTATACGAACTTACTTCTTTCCAACACTTCTCTCCAAACCTTGCAATGATATCATGCTTACAGCAATTCCATGCTTCAATAGTTTTTCTACTTAAATCACGCTTAGCTTTAAGTCGCTTATGTATTGCCATTTTAAGTTTGTCAAAATCAATGATCATAGGCTTATTCCTTGTCTGGTCTTGGCCGATGGACATGGGCCTCTATCATCTTGCCTTTGCTTGATATCTTTCTGAATTGCACCTCAACAATTGTCCCTAACAATTGCTTCTGTCGCTTCCACATTGATACTCGATCTTTATCATCCATTCCACTCACTCTTGTTGGATACTCACTCCAACCATTGGCAACTGGCACCTTTACTATCAATGAACCAAGCATCCCAACATACTTCCCTTTCCCCTCTCTAAAACCTACGATTTTGCAGTCAAGTTCTTTCTGAGGTTTGTACTTTAACCACAGTTTGCTACGCTTAAATTCATACCCACCTTCATTGAACTTAATGATAGAGCCATCACACCCTAATGCGAGATGTTGCTTATTCAATTTAAGAAAATGTTCGAAGGTATTTACCCTCTCATGTCTTACGATCTCTATCATTGGATGTTCGACCTTTGATAGTAACTCAACTAACCGACCCTTCCGATCGATTAATGGCTCATCAAGATCTTCTGGATTGACGAGATCAAAGATGCGATACTTCCCATCCTTTAACTGCTCAGACACATCCTTCTTTGACGAACGAAAGATGGTCATGGTTTGTTCCCATGACTTTCCTGCCAACTCACCATCAATCATATATTTTCTTAGCTTTGGGATTCCGTCAAGAACTCTTTGGATTTCCTTTGCGTTGAACAGTAGCTTTCCCTGTTTTGATGTCCACTCTCCCTTTTTTCGACTGTATCGGAATCCGTCCACCTTTTCCTCGACTATGACCTTTTCCCATTGGTTCCTTGACCACGTCTTCAGCATTGGCAGTTGGATCTTTTTTGCTTTCATGACTGGCAGACTCATTTGGTGCCTCGACTTTCTCAGCCTTTGGATGGGCCTCTTTAATGTTGAAGTTTGCATTCTCCAATTTCATACGATTCCACTTATGCTTGTACCAAGTGAAATGACCACTGCGGCCATTTTTTCCTATGAAATTGGCTGTTGGATATTCCTTCTTAATGATTTTTTCTACCTCATCTTTTGAAATGCTTGGATTACTTTCAAACAAACTAAAGACGAGTGCTTTCACTGAATGAAACTTCTTTGATACTGACCGACGTGGAATCATCTTCTGGCCCTTTTTTCCTGGCATTTCATCCTCCTCTAGAAATCTTTACATGGATTTCTGCAAGACCATTGGTTAACACTTCAGCATCTTTCAATAGTGCCTCACTCATTGTTGAAAGTCCTGGTACTTTTGAATCGATAAGTTCCCTTAAGTGAATACTTGCATGAGTTGCATGATATGCAATCTTTTCTGAAAGATCCATGTTCACTCCTTATGATACGTGAACTGTTTTCATTGCCATCTGCAATAAATGATCGTAATTACCGTTCAGTGCTTCAGTTGCAAATATGTCACGCTCTTCCTTACTTACACCACCTCTTCGTAATGCTGCAAGCACGGTACCTAAAATAGCAAATGCATTCCCACTACCACCAACTAGCTTTACCTTAATATGTGGATATTTAGGCACCATCATTTACTTTCTCCTATGTTAAGACTATATAATGCTGTCACTGCTCGTTCATACCATGCTTCTGCTGCCTTCAAACTTTCAAACATAGGAAAACAGATCTCTCTAATTGAACGTGGTTGTGTCCCATCATCAATACGTAATGTCACATAATACTGCATCTTGCTTTTTGCCATTATGCGTACCTCCTATGTTAGATAGTTACTTTGCCCAATCTATTAGAAAATCTTTTTCTACTTCAGAAGTAACTTTCTCGCTTGACTTCTTTATCTGCTCATCTTCTTTCATTCGCTTTGCTTCATCATTTGATCGTCTTGCTTCTTCTGCTTTACGTAGGATTTCAGCTTTCCTCTCCTCTTCAGCTAACCGTTCATGCTCCTTTTTCAATTGTTCAGCTTTACGTTCGTCCTCTATTTTTCGAATCTTCTCAGTTAACTTCTTCACATCGTCCAATGGAACCCATGGTGCATGGATACGCATGCATGCTGCGCGTGATGGACTCAAGTACAACATGTCACCTCTTCCAAGTAAACCTTCAGCACCTGTCCGATGTACGATTGTCTTTGAATCCACTGATGACGTCACTCTAAATGACATGCGCGCAGGAAAATTCACCTTGATTTTTCCAGGTAAAACATCCACTGATGGTCGTTGTGTTGCGCAAATCATATGAATACCGGTTGCTCGTGCGATCTGACTTATCTCTGCAAAGAGATAGATGAATGCCTTTTTATCTTGCAACATCAAATCTCCAAGCTCATCGACCACTAACACAATACGTGGTAATGGCTCTGTCCCTCTTCCCTTTCTCAAGAGATTCAGCTCATGAATATCTCTCACACGCTCTACTGTCAGCATTGTAAGACGGTGCCGCATCTCTCTCACCAACCGTTCAAGCATATCCTTTGCATAATGCGGACTCGTCACCATCTCTTGCTTCATATGTGGAATCCCATTGTAATGAATCAACTCCACACCTTTTGGATCGATCATATAGAACTGCAGCTCTTGTGGTGAACACGTCATAATCAATGAACTGATCATGCAATTCAACGACACTGATTTGCCAGAGCCAGTGGATCCAGCAATCAATAAATGCGGCATGGTTGCAAGATCATCGACGACTTGCACACCAAATGGATCAGTACCTAAATTCAATGGAAGATCCATCCCATCACGTTTGGCTTCACGGATCCGTTGCAATGTATCTCTAAATGCAATGTTCTTTCGATCAGCTTCATTGTTTGAGATCTCTATGGCCATGAGGTTGCGTCCAGCAATTCTATGCACCATCACAGCATCAGCACTCAATGCTAATGCCAAATCCTCTTGTAATCCTTGTAACCGTTTGACTCTTGTCACCTTGCCTGGTTCGAACTCATACAACGTAATGACTGGACCTTTCTTCACACCAACAACTTTTCCTGGACATCCAAAAAATGCTGACCGTTCCTCAATGGCTTGACGCGCTTCCTTTTGATCCTCCGTCAATTTCCCATTCTTTGTTTCTTTCATCTTCTCAGTAACGACTTTTTTCTTTGGCACCTTAGTTTTCTTCTTCACTTTCAATCTCCTATATAATTGATGTTTCAACGAGATGAAAAATAAGGTGGCGACAGTTTCCCATCGCCACCATATTTCCTAGAAGATGAGGTTACTTCTCCTTTTTCTTCTTAACATCCTCTGAGGTTGTGATGTTGCTTGTCTTGATGAACTTGTGCTTCTCATCGTACCGCAATGTACTCCGCTTTCCTCCAGCATCGAGGTAAGCTGCGATGTTCTTATGCTTCTTGTAAAGCTCGTAGCGTTTGTATGCCTTTGAACCTTTCCGCTTTGGATTTGTTTTCTCAAGCAAGGTGATCTTCCCATCGACCACACGAGGCCGACGAGCCTTTCGCTCTTTCTTTCCTTTCTTCTCTTTCTTTGCTTTCTTTGCTTTCTTTGCTGGCTTCTTTTCCTTCTTCTCTTTCACTTTCTTCGCTTTTGCTTTTGCTTTTTCTTCGGCAGCTTCTTCAGCCATTGCTTCTTTCTTTTCCATGATTGTCTCTCCTTTTTTGACGCCTTTGAATGTCCATAAAATGATTGGGCCACCGAGTCTCTTTTGCTCTCGGTTAGCCTTCTTCTTTCGCTTCTTTGACTCTTGCACTAACCGTTGTCCAGATGACTTTCGAAGATACTCATCTCGTTCGTAATTGTCCTTCTGAGTAAACTCTCCCTCAGAGAGTTCAGCATCATTATCGGCTGGACTACTACATGGAATTGCGGCAACCTTCCATCGTTTCATGACCTCTTGATCGTGGTAAATCTTCTTTTCGATCTCAGTCATTTCCGGTTGTCTATGCTTTTCCATGATGGTCATCCTACTTCTTCGTATCCTTCGATCCAACAATGACGACATTGCATGAAACTTGACAGGTTAATCCACCGATAACTACCTTTCCATTTGAATTCCAACCAACGCTACCTGAACTGAATTCCTTCTTCTCTCCAGAAAGCGATTGTCCATCAACTGAAACTGCAATTGCAGCAACAGCATCGTCCAATTGCTTCTTCGTCGGCAACTGCTTCTGCTTCTCTACCTTCTTCTTCTCCACCTTCTCTTTTGCCTTTGCCATCACAGCACCTCCATTTAATGATATGAAATGATATGACGTAGCAGGTAATTCCACTACGTTGCTAACATCAATATCTTAACATAATTGATGTTACATGTACATAGTTATTTTTAAGTGGTCTCAGGCTGGGACAGTTTTTGTCAGTCCCTAGAATTGTTCTACTATCACTTTAATTATCTTCTTCATTTTCACTCAACCTATCGAATGCACCACCAGTTAAATCATTGACATACAATGCGACTGCTCCATTATTGTACACCAACATTGCTTGTCGTAATGGATCATGTGAAATTCGCTTATACTCAGCCTCAAGATAGTGCAATTCTTTTTGCACTGCTGGAAGCCATTTAGTTAAGCGCACCATTTTTTTCTGTGTTTCGATATCTCTTAATTGAAAGATACACACATCACCAAATTTCATGATAGGGCGTGAGTCGTTCTTTTTCATTTCTTTCTCCTTGCTGCACGCACCCTATCTCGTAACCATCGAGTAAAATGCGACGTCTTAATATATGCTGACGAATTAAATGAAGTATCCTTCTTCACGATACATTTGAACTTAATCAATTTTGAAATGATTTCATTGGATGTTTGTTGCGACACATTCAAATGCTCTTGAATATCTCGTGCATTCACATACGTATTGTTAAGCAAGTATTGATACGCATCGTCTTGACTTTGATACGCATTAAAGTACGCCACCAATGAATCAATATTTTCTTGTTGCAATGTTGGATTCAAATCTTTTCGTTGCCATGAATGATCATAATAACCATTTACATCAGACTTGTACAACGCACGAATAAATGTTGCCGCACATTTGACATGCAACCGTTTCACCTTCAACACACTACCATTATTAGTGGCACTATACAACCGTCCAGCAAATGCAATTGCAATCTTTGCAATTTTGAATCGAACGTTCTCTCCTTGAATGAGTGGAATGCCGATATCATAAAACTTCCCTAACCGATTTGATGTAAGAAAAATCTCTTCCATCGCATCATCAGTAAACTCAATTTGTGATCCTGCCCTACTCCATATCCACATAATCAAATCACGTTCATGATTTTGTGGGTAGATGTATTTTGTGGTCGCATATTGCTTATTGATATTTTCTACTGATACTTCTTCATGTGACACAATACACGCAAAATCAAATCGTGCAATATCCTCTGGTGCATGCACAAGATCTTTTAATGCGTGAATACCAAACGTATAGTTCGCCATCGCTTTACTTGGTGGATTTGCTAGAAAAAGAAGTCGACAACGTGCATTAGTAATTTGTTGTTGAATCTTTGTGACCTCTGCAATACCTTCACTCCGTATTCTTGAAAGCCTCGTCCAATCAGTTGGTTTCAATTCTGATGCTTCATCAACAATTACTAATCCACGATCATTCAAAGGGATACGACCCCATGAAATTACCCAATGATTTCCTATCTGTTGTGCACCACCAACCAACCCTGCAAAGGTACAATTCTCTGCACCAACCATTTCACCAATACCATAGTATCTTGCTAATCCTTCTGCGACATGACCCTTCCCACACCGTGTATCACCAAGAACAATAGCATCAAGTCGAGCAGGTTGGAGTCGCCCACCAGGTAATGTAAACTCTAATGCACTATGAAAAACAAGATCGACTGCAAGATGAAGTAAAAATCGCCCATAAATTTTTGTGACATTCAATGCATATGAATTATACAACACATCCAAATATGCAAAAACTTCATCTACATCCTTACAGTCTTGTCTAAATTCCTCTAACCGATGTTGGACCTTTGGCAACAATTCAAATGACTCTATATCTGACTTTGCCTTTTCAGCCGACGAGAAGACATACGTGGCAATCTGCGATTTTGGATCAACTGTTGAATATCCATTCAAATAAAACATATGATTGGCATCGATGTCATGACCAACAAAATATGACGTCTGTGCAGACATCCATTTTGTTCGATCCTCTCCAGGCGGCTGTGATACAAAAATCCGTAAGACATTTTGTGTTTCAACAATATCAACAGCAAGATGTTTACAAGGAATTGTAAATACGGTCTTCACAATACTGGTAAGCTTTGTTGTTGGCACATCAATGAAAAGTAAGAACTTCTCGTCTTTGGCTTTAATGATAAGCTCACGTTCCTTCTTATACTTGCATGCATCATCACCACAACCAAGACATTTAACATTTACAATCCGTGGAATCTTATATGGTGACGAACTTTTGCCTGACACCACAGCTCGAATACGGATTGGTTCATTATGAAATTTTGCTTTAGCGATGTCTGACAATGAATTTAACATAACCTGCTTTCAACGCGCTAAAGGTAAAGTAGGGGCTCTATTGCCCGCCAGTTCTGAGGCATGATAGACTTACGGTAGCTGGCTCTACACCCCATACCTAACAGTCAACTACTCGTCATCATCCTCCTTTTTCTTTTTCTTTTTCTTCTTCTTCTTGTCATCCTCATCATCGTCATCTGATGCATCATCTGCATCATCATCTTCGTCTTCATCCTTCTTTTTCTTCTTCTTTTTCTTCTTGTCATCATCATCATCATCTGATGCATCATCGTCGTCGTCAGCTTCTTCCTTTGACGATGATTCAACTTCAGTATCTCCAACTGCAAGAATGGTCATGTTCTGATAACCCTTCTTATTGGTCGTGAACTTCACTGTGAGTTCATCTTCACATTCATCAACGAATGCTTCCAATGCTTCGGGCAAATCTTCCATGTCATCTGGCAATTCGAGACCGATGACCTCAGCCATACCTTTGAAGTAGGCAATACTGTTCTCATCCACAAGACCATGGAATGTCATAGTCTCCTTGCCCTTCAATGCTTTTGGCTTACGGATCTTGTACTTAGCGGCAACTTGCAACCGTCCCTTCTTGCTCTTACCAACTTCCATAGACAAAATCTTGAGAACGTAATCACCATCCTCAATCCCTCCTCCACCACCACCTTTCTTAGCTTCAGTCTTCTGCCATGTCTTACCCAACTTCTTCAATTCTTTCGAAACTTCAGACATTATAAACCTCCAACGTTAATGAAATGAACTGACACTACCTATCCCTCAACTACTGCACACTACATCATAATGGCACCTCCTTTCATTTACTCATCTTTCTTCCTTTCACCATTGTAATATGATTCGATCAATGCATACGTTTTATGCGGATCTCTATAACATGGAATCTCATCTGGTAAGAACCCATCACGATCACCTGCTTCTAAAAACTCGGATGGCTCAAAAGAAATGATTCGTTTCTTTTTGAATGTAACTTTCTTTGTTACTTCATCCTTTATCTTTACAGTCTTAAAATCAATGAACCCTATCACTGATACAAGTGGGATGACAATTTTGCGTGCTCGTTCTGGTAATGTCGAACTTATCTTCTGCACAACACCACTCATGGTTGTTACATCCTTGACTTGAAAATGTGAAATGAACACGCATCCATACGACGACCCTATCAATGTGGTAATCAACTTCTTGAATTCAAGGTCGATCATGTCCACACCCTTTCCATACCCAGCTTCTGATGGATGCTCAATCTTCAACTTCTTACAAATGTAAATAATACAATTCGTCCACATCGCATCAAGAAAGTCACACACAATCGTTTGATAGCCAAGCTTCTTTTTATTTTCTACTAAATACTCGACGGCATCTACCAACTTCTTATGGGTATTGACAAGGATGAACGGTACCTTCAATGCCTTCACTTCTTTCTTTGATGTACACAGAAAGACGCAGTTTGGCCATCCAGATGCAACCGTTGATTTCCCTATCTTTGGAGGACCAAAAAACATAAATGCTGATCGTTCCAAATCTATCTCACCATCTGACTCTTCAATCTCCACATCACTCATACCAACTCCTTTCTACTCATTATCCACAATAGTCTTTTCTTCATCATCTTTCACCTTATACTTTTTCCGGATTTGATACAAGACTATATTTTTCTCCTCATCACCATGACAGAGATCATAATACGTACATGCTCCCCAGTCATGCATACAATACGAAAAATCTTGAAAGTATTCATCCTTCTTCCCACCACAGTCAAGCATCTGTTGAGACACTTTTTCTACAGTATTGATCACTGCATCCCCATCAATAAACGACCCTTTAATTCGTTCGAGATGAAATTTTAATCCATCAGATTGATTTTGATACCAACTTCCTAAACGCGTCATAAACTCTTTACGAGATTCTTTCTGCTTCATTCGAATAGATGGCTTCCGAATAATCTTATAGATGATCCCATCTAATCGATCTTTCTTTTTCTCTTGTCGATTATGCACCTCTAAATACAACGCACTTTGTGGATCTGTTTTGATCGCACGCACACGATCCATATCAAGTGTTTTAAGATTCTTCAACTCATAGATCCACCTCAATCGTTGGTTCTCAATAATGTTATCAATCTTTCCAACAATAGTCACTCGTTTGTTAAGTGAGTATTGCAACGTCTTTTCTGTTGCAATATGTTTTGTCCTACCAAGAAATTTACTAAAATATACACGAAATGCAGCCAACATGCCTGTTGTCAAATACTCTTGTGCTGCCAACCCTTCCTCATCCCATGTTGACATCTCCGGAAATTTCTTTCGTGCATCTTGCGCTTCTTCCCTAAACTTCTTTTTGATTTCACTAATCGCATCATCTGGTTTCTCAAACAATACCTGAATGCCATGATGCATAATCCTTCCAACAATGAATGGTAACTTAAATGTTGCCTTCTCCAATCGACGGATGTACTTCCAATAATAATATCGAGGACATTTCCGAAACCCTCCCATACTTGAATATGATACGAATAAAACTTTTGGTTTTGTAATGAGCATCACGCCTCCTCCCTATTCTTACTCCCATCTTTCATTTGTTTGAAATGTGCTTTCAAATCTGCAATGAGATTGCCTTTCTTTCGCAAACATTCATATACTTTTGATTCTATCGAGTCTTCCGTAACGAGATCAGTATACACGATAGATGCATGGCCCTCTGAACCTTTGCGTCGTATGCGTGCCTCACTATTTGCTCGTAAATCATATGACCATGTATTGGAATAATATATACCATATTTTGCCGCAGTGAGGGTAACTGACTCTGCTGCCTTTTTCTGCGTAGCCAATAAAATTGTGTATCTTTTGTCATGCTGAAACCTTTGAATCACAAGGT